ACCTCTTTTAAAAACCCTGTGAGTTTAAATGAATATGGAATATTAACATGCAAAATGATTTATATAAATTATTTATAACAATGATAAGAATATTTTAAGTGTGAATATGAGCACATCAGTGTACCGGACATCCACCCCGCACAAAACTCATCATGATGGTATTTCCGGCCAGATGGGGCTCGAGGTATCCACACGGTTTACCTGCACCCGGTACTTTTTCCACGCCATAATCCGGGCCTTCTCATCATCGGTTGCCTCCCCCAAATCCACCGCATCCTGAAGCGGCGCGATTTTTCCAGATGCCATTTGCAAAAGACGGCTTTTGGTTTCTTCCGCCTGACGAAGCTGCGCTGCTTTTTCAGCCGCTTCGTCTTTTACCCAGACCTTAGCCTTACCATCCCATTTCTGGTATTCACCACCTGGTGAAACTGATGTGACATTTTCGGGCAACGGACCAGGAGCGGAGATATAAACCTGATTGCCGGTTGTTGTGTCGTAAACCATCTCGCCGCGGTGATCCTCATGCAAACTCCATGTCTGGGTTTCAGCGTCAAATATAGCAATATGACTGGCGGGAATATCAGGAGGGGCGATATCAGTACAGTTTGCCGGTAGTCCTGTGTGCGGCGGAATATACGCATCACCTGCACCAATAAATTCGTTAGTATCTGAACGCAGATTGAAAATTTTAATTGTCTGCGCCTGTTCGCTCATTTTAAAAGTCATTATGCCAGCCTCACTATGTAGTTAAATGCAATATTTTTAACCGTGGTTTCCGCATTACCGTCTGCGTCCACAATAACGACGTGACCGTGTGGACCGATATACATGGTGTGCTCGTGTCCTCCGATATAAACTGTATGCGCATGGTCGCCAGCGGCCTGTGTCCATGCACCACCTCCAGGCTGAAATGAGGTGTGATTGGAATCTCCCCAGTATGAATTGATATAACCGCCGAACTGGTGAGTATGATTGCCCGTGGTATTGGTCGATTTCGTGCCGTAATCAAAGGATGAGGTAGATTTTGTCCCTAAGTCAGTATCCTGCGCCCGCGCGGTGTGCGAGTGCGATTTGTTGCCGTCCATTTCTTGCGACAGTACAGCACGTCCACTGATGGGCTTACCCTTTATTGTCCAGCCTCGCATGTCAGGGATAATGCCGGACGGATACGCTATAGCCAGTAACGGGTAAGCAGATTTATCGAAGGACTGCCCCTGCATCAGGGCGTAACCGGCTGGGATAGCATCAGACGGCCATGCAATCGCCGCCCCTACTGGATGCGAATCCGGAGGTGGGTTTAGTGTGGTGTAGAGCATTGCCCATTCGGACCACTCAGCATCGGCGGTATCTCGATGGCTGCGAATATATGCGGACGCTGGCGCACCGTTTGTCCCGCTCCAGCCAATGAGGATTTCCCCATCACCGGTTCCGGTCAGACGCAAAATATTTCCGTATTGCGTCGGATAGCCATTGTTGTAGACCTCGCCCATTATCAGGCCGCTATCGCTGCCTCTTGTCGTACCAGTCAGTGCCGGAAGCCCGCCGCGTGATGCCAGTCTGTTCGCTGCAACAGCCGTACCTGATACAGGAAGCGCTCCGATATTTTGTACAAACAGCGGCTTTTCCGGAATATCGCCACCGTTCTGGTCTTTGGCGAGGTATTTAAGATCCGTCTGATCCTGGCTGTAGACCTGAAGGTTATCCCGTGCCGTTCCTTTATTCTGAAGGTCTGACAGATTGTTTTTCTGCCACAGAAACAGCTTCAGGGGATCTGCCAGCAGGTTTACCCAGCCTGCGCTGTCGGCACCTTCCGGATCGGTCAGGTTATCGTCAATGGTATTCAGCCAGACCGCTGTTGTTGAGACTCCGGCGAGAATGGCATCTTTTGCATATCCACCAATGGCCCCGGCGAAATCGGCATTATACGTGTACAAACCGCCAGCCTGGACGTACCGTATTGCTGCGGTAATATCGTGCATCAGACCGTTAAAATCCTTGCCGTGTGGCGGTATACCTCCCGCTGAAATCGGGGTCATGGTCACCGGAGGAAAACCCGAATCATACGCCGCGTTACCGCTCTCTTTGGTCTGCTGCGTCGCCTTATCGGGGATATTATTTTTATCCCCGGTACTCGCAAAGGGTACTGCCAGTTGACGGGGTTTATCGTTAAGCTTCATTACTGGTCTCCTTTAAAACCACTGAGACATAAACACCCGGCGGGGACGGCAGTGCGCCCGACGACTGGATAATCGCCAGTTCTGCCGACGAGAGAGCAAACTCAAAGATGTAACTCATCCTCAGTCCACCATTATTCAGAACATAAGCCCGGCGGTTTTTTCCGAACATAAACCGCAGCATCCGGTTAATATCCGGCACAGAGCAGTCAGTAATATTCGACATGGCTTTCATCAGTATCAGCCGCCGGTATATCTCATCAGACAGGTCAACGGTCCGGGTAACCGATTTTCCGCTGTAAAACGGTGCCTGATTAAACGGACGCGGGTCATCCATTACCGGGTTGTCCATCCGGGCCTCGCTGAAGCCCAGGTAATTAAAATCGTCCTTTACCGTCAGCCGGCGACTGACGCCCACAATCTTTCCCCAGACATCAAGACCGTACTTTTCTGCGGTATCGATGTTCCAGATAAGGTCATAAAAATCATTGATAAAACTGTCGGGGGAAAGTGCTGCGTTAAAGCTGTTAATGAGGGCATTGAGTCGGGGGCTGGCGGCATACTGTGCAAGCACGGTTGCAGCCACATTCTGCACGTTACGCCTCCTGTAGTTTCACACCGATATTCGACACATCCAGAACCGGAATCTCATCTATCCCGAAAGTGACAGCAGTTGTCCATGACGAGCCGTCACGACTCACAGTAAGGCCCAGAATATCGATATTTTCCGGATCGGTTTTGTAAACGCCGGCATAGTAGCGCCCTGCGGAGACAACAGAGGCTACCCTTGCCCGCAGACCACCATCTGTACCGTTAAACGCGGACAACACAGATTGCTGTACCTGTTGGGTAATATCTGAGGGCAGATAGTCACTTTTTTTCAGCGTCACACTGACATGCAGACTGACAGGTTTGAGTGTCTGCCAGGTGATCACGTATTCAGGATACGGCGGATCGTACTCCTTATCCGCAACGGTAAACGTTGTGTCGCCGTTCATATCAATACCCGGCGGAGCCTTACGCCAGATGGCCGCCGCGATATCTGCCGGACTGCCGCCGTACACGCCAACATAAAACGAACCGGGTGTTAACGGATACTGACTGACCCCGGCTTTTTGTTCCGTTTTTTTCGGATTATGGGTGACGTAAACATCCACCACGTTTTCTACCGTAGAGAGTATTTCACCCCGGATGGCTTCCAGAATATTACGGGCATTACGGGCAACTGAATTACGCCGACGATTTTCAAAGTCCGCGCGGGTTTCCTCGTCGCTGCCCGGTACACCTGCACTGGCGTTAGTGACACCTGACCAGCCGGGTATTGCCTTATAAATTTTATTCAGAGTTCCCGCCGGACAGCCGACAGGCCCGGTGGACAAATTCAGGAATACCACATCAACCTGCCCTGATGCGCCGATTGTGGCGTCTGACAGACTGACGTACTTATAGCCGGCCTCATCCTGCGCCATACTGCCCGCCGGAATCAGCGTACCAACCAGCCCGGTACAGGTTGCCGTTACTGTCGTACCTGTAGCCCCGCGTCGTTCCAAGAAATAAATCTTTCCTATTGCATCCTGAAAGCGTCCACTGGAGAAGTCAGGGTTTACCTGGTTAACGATATACAGCAACTGATCGTTTTTATCCGCGATAATGGCACTTTCGCTTGATGCAAGCTGCCCCTGCGGACTGCTCAGACTGGTACTCATTGCGCCGCCCAGCGCACCAGAAAAATCGCTGAGCCTGCCGCTCAGAATATCCGCTTCATCCGGCACGTTCAGCCCGCTGTCCGTAATACGTACAGCGGGTACTGCGGTAGAAAAAGATTTATTTTCACTCATAGCAGTACCGTAAAAATGTCGTTATTGGTATCTGTAATGCGCAGCACTCCCGTTACTGTTCGGGCTTTATCAACAATGACCTGGCAAATTGCGGCTCTCACGGTCGGCAGTTTAAGTGCTTCCTGTTGCAGGGTGGCATTCACCAGTTGCGTGCCGGGCCAGTGTCCGAGGATGCGTGACCAATAAGGTATGCCGGACGTTGAGTCGTACCAGCACTCCCCCAGAAAGGTACTGCACGCACACGCCACATCCTGGGCTACCGCATGGGGATTATCAGTAATGGCAAGATTACCGGTATCATCCAGCAGGATGTCCCATGTCCCGGTGTCGAGAAGAAGCGATCGTGACTGCATATTTTCTCCTGTTTACTGCGGTCCCCGCGTGGTTGAGCCGCCGGATTCAACGCCGCCGTGAACGTGTTTTCCGAAATCAATACCCGCGATGGTCGAGCCGCCGGAAAGCCTGGACTGCCCGGTAACGTTAAGTCCCTTACTGACGGCGGTATCGCCGTTCAGCGCGATTTGTGGCGAGTTAACGGTGAAGCTTTTCGACGCGCTAATCACACCCTCCGGCGCGGATATCTCCACTTTCCAGGGGGAAACAACCCGTATCCGGTTGTCGTCAAACGCCACAAACTGAACAGGCGCACCGTTGAGCACACCACCAAGCCAGATGGCATCGGCGTAGTTATGAGCACGTTTTGATCCCGGCATCGCAGCCTGACGTGTGGCTTTTACCGCACTGATATCCCGATCGCAGATGGCGAGAAAACCGATATCCCCCACATGTGGCGGCATAATCACAGCATTACCACCACCCTGTAGCCGCCATACAGGAAGGCTATAAATCACCTCATGCTCAACCGGGGAACCATCCGCAGCAACGCCCATTACCATCGGTCGGGCATCAATAAATTCCCCCTCCACCGCTACCACCAGTCCCAGGGTGATAAACGCATGACGTCCGAGAAACTGCCGCAGCATAAAGTCCTGCGCATTGATTTCACTGTTTACGTCTGTCGGGTTACTGAGTGGTTGAGCCATTTTCTCCAGCCTTCATCATGGTACAGTTGGAACTCCACGGACCGCCCACGGTTCGCGAGGTAATGGTGTGTATCACTCCGGTTAACTGGTAATCGCCTGTCACGTTAGGTAGTGACGATTCCAGATGGACCCGCCGACCGATGAAAAGATCGGGGCAGAATGTCGTGGTGGCGCTGAGGCCGGTCATGGTGTAGACCGGATATCCGATAAGCCCGTGGTCCGGCGAAATATACAACGGCGGAATATCCAGGGCTTTGCCCTTCGGCCAGATGGTGACTTTCTCCACGTCCCCCAGGTCGATGTTAATATCGGCGGCGGAAGCGGCGTCCAGCATTTGTTGTACAATGTTTCCGGAAAAGTGTGGATTCGACAGGCTGCGACTGACGCCCTGATTTTCAAATTTCAGCCCGGCAGATGACGCCAGCGCACGGATAATATCTGCAACCGGCACATCACCTTTCGCGCTGAAATCGGCCGCTGTCTGATTACGCAGGTTGAAACTAACCTGCCCGGTCAGAATAAGGGGTATATCCGGTGCCTGGTTGTAGTCCGCATACGCATCGGTAATATCTCCCTCGAAAATAAGCCGACCATCCGCCAGAACCCGCATTTTATTTGCCGTACTTTGAGCGGGTCGCCACACGCCCCGATAACTCAGGTCGGCCATATGCGCCGGAGACAATCCCCAGATATACAGGGTTATCTGCGTTCCGGCAGTTCCGCCGTAGACCGTTACCGTCGCAAAGCACTTCGCCTCCGGAATGGTCAGAATATTGCCCTTCCCGTTGTCGAACGTCCGCCCGTCTGACAGGGTGAACTCCACGGTAATGTCACGCTGTACATAGCTCATATCAGTTCCTCAGGCGACAGCCAGTAGAGCCGGTACCGTGAGCCAAGCCCCCGCCAGTCGGGGTCGTGGTTCCCCTCCGTGTCGGAGAAAAACAGATCGCCCTGAAACGGCAGGTATCCGTACCGGACAATCCGGTTATTGTTCAGGCACAGCACGCCATACAGGCACGGTTCACCGTTAACGGCGATATCGATATACATCCCCGTAGTGCGCTGATTCAGGCGAATGGTGCAGGCCTGAGCACCCAGTGTCACCGTAAACTGCTGGGCTTTGACGGGAGATAAAACAATTTCCAGCATCACCCGTTTCTCCCCGTAATTTTTTGTGCGGCATCGCCCAGTTGGCTGATATCTGAAAGATTAATATCACCGGATACCGCAGCACGCGCCCGTCCGGCTTCCGAATCCGATGGCTGCGATACTGACGCCGTAACCTGCTGAGTCTTCACCGCTGCCTCGCCTTTCGCCTTATCGTTGTCCGTGGGAGCCTTCTTATCCGTACTGCCCACGGACACTTCTCCGGTCTTCTGTATTGTCTGGAATACCGCGGTAACCGTCAGTAGTGTCGGACCATTATCACTTCGCGTACGGTAGTCGTACTTCACCAGGTCGCAGGATGTCCAGGTCTTGTCCGGCGTCTCGATATCGTAAAGTCCAGCCGTGGTACGCATCTTTTCCAGTATTTCCAGCACATTCGATCGCGAGGTGGTGGAAAAATTTGTCAGATTCGGGATGGCCCCGGAAAACGCCGTCCAGCCCTCCACAGTGAAAGTCACATGCAGCTCCGGCGGCCGCTGAATTTTATTAAAGGTGGAGTAGGCCCCCTGCTCCACAGGGACAGTGGAAACGGTAGCTTCCGCCCCCACCTCCACGACAACAAAAGAATCCGGAGTAAAAGGTTGTTTCCCCTGGTCCTTTCCGGAGGCGTAGTAGATGCCGAATGACGGAGCCAGAACGCTGTTAATGAGCCCCAGCACACCGCCGCCACGAATGGCACTCAGTACGTTACCTTCATTGAAAGACAGATTCTTCTGGAGAAACTTATCCACCGGAAGTTTATCGAAAGAAAAACTCATACTGTTACCCCGCTGGAATAAGCCGAAACAAGCGCCGAATTCCTGATACGTCGACGCGCATCATCGGTAATGCCCTTCACATTGTCCGAGGCCGTGGTGACATTCAGCGTCCCGATATGCGTGGTTTCCGTTACGGTGGACTGCGATACCGGAGCCGGATGACGCGACTGTACGGCCATCGCAGCACCTGGCTGAGGCAGATTCGCCAGAACGCGGGGAACATAGTTACGGGTCTCCTCCGGCGCAGCCGCCAGTCCTTTACGCTGTACATTTCCTTCACCCCAGTTGTATGCCGCCAGGGCCTTAGCCAGATCGCCATGAAAGAACTGTAATAAACCGCCAAGCTTTCTGGCGGCGGCATCAGCCGCTTTTTCTGGGTCGAAGACATCGTAGCCGTTTAGCCCAAACTCCTTAGCCGTCTTCGGCATGAACTGCCACGGCCCCATCGCTCCGGCGCGTGAGACGGCGTATTGTTCTCCCCCGGATTCGGTGATCGCAACGCTGCGCAGCAGTCCGGGCGGCAGGTTATATTTCTCTTCCAGTCCCGTAAGTACAGGTTGCAGTCGGTTAAGCAACCTTTCACCCGCGAGCGTTGGATGCGGGCGCTTAACGGATTGTGCGTGCTGTTCCGGTTCCTCCGAAGACCAGACGTTATCCGCCGCCCCTCCCAGCCATTCGGGCAAATAGTGGTTCAGCTTGTTGTTCCACCTGCTATAAGCATCGCCCATCGTCCCCCAGGTAGGTCCGCCCTGTTCGTAACCGTCCCCTCTCGGCAAATTAATCCCCGTGGTTTCTCTTAACCAAGTATGGAAAGCCTTACCCCATTTATCGAATTCATCGGTAAGGGGCGGGTTATTGAGAAAATCTGCTGCGGCATTGTTTTTAAGCCAGGGGTATTTAGTTTCAAGCGGTTTAACGACGAGGTCCTCCAGCATCAGTAAAGATGCGATAAGACCCGTAGGCCCCACCAGACCACCACGAAGCCCCTTAAACGCTCCGATAAGCCTCCATACCCATGACACCACTTTCAGCCCGATCAACAGCTCAATGACATTCTTCCAGCCGCCAACCGCTTTTATACCTTCATTTATCTGGGGTATGAGCGCTTTCATCTGATCGGTAAACCAGTCAATCTTAGCCTGAAGCTTCGTAAAGAACTTGTTCACCTCTTCCGGATGTTGCTGCATCCAGTCACCGAGTTTCTCCAGCCAGTGGCTGAACTCCAGCGCATACGGCATCAGCGCGGTGCCAATCGTCATCCCTATGTTGGACCAGGTCTGGTCAAGCTCAACAAGCTCTTTTCGTAGTTTGCGGGCCAGCGCTATACGTTCTGGCGTAACCTGCGAACGGGAAGTAAATTCGTCCACGTCTTTCAGCGCATGACCGGAGCCTAAAAACTGCTGTCCGGCATAACTGAAGCCCAGCGCATTGCCGTAGGCAGTTTGTTCTGGCTTTGTCAGTCGCGGAAAAATAACCGCCAGCTTGCGCATGATGTCTTCGGTACTTTCATGCGCCAGATCTATTCTGACCCCCGCACGCGCGGCTACGTTAAAAAGCTCCTGTAATGCCGGGTCAAAAGATTTATTTGAATTAAATGCTGCTTTGGCATCATTTATCCGCGAAAACGCTCCGGTTATTTCCTCCGCATTTACGCCATTCGCCTGTCCGGCCCGTTTCCAGCCATCCAGATGTTTCGCTTTCATGCCAAAGGCATCGGAGGAAATTGACAACTGGTTGAGGTCACCGGCAAAGCCAGTGACCAGGCTTTTAAGTCCGCCCAGTGTCAGGGTGACCCCTGCCAGCGCCAGTATCTGGGTACGTATACCCGAAAAGAATTTTGACGCCCGCTTGCCCGCCTGCTCCATTCCCTTCGCGGTTTTTTCGGCTTTTTTGCCGGTATCCGTGATCGCAGTACTGGTTCGCTTCCCCGCCTGCTCCATACCTGCGGCGGTTTTATCAGCGTCAGCGCCTGTCTTCTTCAGGGCCTTACCCGTTCGCTCACCGGCGGCTTCCGTCTCACGCGCAGCTTTATCGGCATCATCGCCTGTTTTCGCCAGGGCATCGCTGGCCTGTTTTTGTCCCTGTTCGAAAACGTCCGCCACCCGCTCCATCGCGGCGGTCAGTCGGTCCAACGCAGCGTGTACCACCTGTTCCCCGGCGGTAAAGTCCTTACTTTCTATATCCAGCGCCAGAACCAGCTCATCAAGTACCGCTGCCATTCAGTGTCTCCTGCATCACACGTTCGTTATGGGCGTCCACCTGAATAATCTCAAGCAGATCCCATAAGTCCTGCACCCCAAGTACGGAATCCAGTTCGGCTTTTGAAGCCTTACCGGAGGAGATAACGGTCGCAATGGTGCAGGGAACATTAACGTAATCCACCACCCCGAACGGTCTGTCGGGGCCGAGATAACGCGGGGGAATATCTAGCTGGCGGCGGGACTGAAAAAATCCACATGCAGTCTGAATACCTCCGCACGTAAATTAAGCCTGGTGGTGATTTCCTCTATATCGTCTTCAGTAAGAGGTCGCCGTACACTACGATTTTTTGGATCGGGAACAAACTGTATGCATTCCATCATCTCATCCAGCAGCGGACGGGCTTCTTCCGGCGGGATTTTTGACAACGCTTTCAGCCCTTCCAGCGCCAGCGCAGCCATCCCCATACTGCGAACACCATCCGGTAAATCCACACCGCCACGCCCCATCGCCATAATGGCGCGCATCGCCCACCATTCCGCCTGCGAGGCAGACATTTCGGTAAGGTGAAATACCTTGCCTTTATCCCGCCCCTGACCATCAATAGTGATAAATTTCTCTTTACGGGCCATCAGTTAAACACCTCCGGAGTGATGCTTTCCCACTCGATAACCGCCTGTCCTGGCTGCAATGTACGCGCCGCGTCAGGCAGCGCTTTCCATTGTTTGAGTACGCCATTTACGCAGGTATATTTACGTCCTATCGCCGGAAGCAGCACGACAGCATTACAACGGAATACAGCCCGGCTGGTCCGGGATGTGGTTGACCAGGTATCAAAAATATCCCGGCTGGGTGAGTCCGGCATGATATGAAACGTCTGGATAATGTTACTGTACACAAATCCCGCAGACAGTTTACCGTCAATACCGCGGACGGTTTCTGCCAGTACCAGCGGATCAGTGCCGTAAACGTTATCTGCTGCAAATCCCTGAAGTTGTACGCCGGAGGGATACAGGTTATTCACTGTCAGCGTGATAATGGCATCCGCCGCAGTGATGGTGTTGTTGTTACCTGACATTTACTGGACCTCCGTGGATGCAATAACAAGTTTCTGGATACTGCCGCCGTCACAGTACCAGAGCGTACAGGACGGGCTGCTACGGGTTGCCCGCAGAGAGGGAAGCATATCGCCGATATACAGGTAGTAGCCGGTGGCAAACAACGTTGAAGAAACATCCTCCCCCACAACATTGTTGATCTGCTTCTTCTGCGCCTCCGTCAGTGTCACCCCTTCACGGATACCGCCCCAGCGTTTGTATTGCTGGATAACGTCACTCATTGATGCCGCAACCAGCGCCCGCCCTTCATTGTTGTAGGGGATAGTCTGGTTTGACTTGAATAACGAGATCACTGCTCCCTGCAAACTGGCATTCAGCCAGATTTGCCCGCAGAAGCTGTCCAGCCATTTAAAATCGCCGGTAATGGTGCCGTCGGCCCAGTAATCTTCCACGATGCTGTTTTCCGCATATTTCCCGTAGAAGTTGTAACCTGCGGCTATCAGCGCATCGTAATCGCTGCCACTGGTAACATCAGCGGCCAGACCTTCATACTCGCGGAACTTGAACGGCACGCGCCCCTCCGGTCGGACAAAATCAAGGCACGCCGCATACCCCAGCACCGCCGCCGCCCGGTTACCATCAGACGCGAAAACCGGTACAACCGCACTGTAGTTATTGACGGTGATTATCTGGTAAGCGATATGGCTGGTATCCCCTTTTACTTTGGCATTACCACTGGTTGTCCAGGCCACATAAAAGTAACGCTTGCCCTGCCCGTTTGCCCAGGCAGAAAACGCCAGGTGTTGCTCGTCAGTGACCTCAGATACCGTGGAAAAACCCGCCCATTGCTGGGAAGCGTCCTTAATGGCTGCCATCGTGTCCGGTACATCAGATACAGGCGCGCCCTGAGATATCACCGCGCCCGTGTTACTGGTCATCTTCAGGGGTTCCGCAGCCGATCCACTGCCGAACGTTATCGTGGTACTCTCCGGTTTCGCCCCGGCGGCAGTGATGACGAAGGCATTCTGTGTGGTATCGAATACCACTGTTGCCACCGCCGCGGTCAGCGCTGTCTGTAGTGCCGTTGCAGCAGCCGCGAAACTGGTGACGCCGTTAAAATTCACCTCAGCGCTGGCGCTTTTCCCGTTAATACTCAGCGTCAGCGTACCGGAAAGTTTTTGTAGCTGTTCAATAGTCACGCCCTTAAACGAACCGCTACGTAACCAGGCCGCCGATGCGGCAAGATTGAAACGGGAAAACAACAATTGTCCCGGCGTTTTAGTGGCATTTTTGAAGCCCTGAAAATAAAGCTGCGCGCGTGCGTACTCATCGGATAATGCACCAAAATACGCGGCCACATCATCCGGGGAGGAAAACGGAACCACACCGCCGACCGGGAGTAGTGGATTTCCGGTCAGCAACAGGCCATTAAGATCGACGGCATTACCCGCCACAGCCAACACGCCGGGATTTATCTGTACATCTTTACTGAGTGGGATTGGCATTATCAGCCTCCGTTGTCCGGGTGATCACGTTGCCAAAAAACATCAGGGGTGTTGTGACCACAGGGTTAATCTGCATCTGAATATCAAGCGTCCGGCGCGGTTCATACTGCTGCTGGCCGTTGATGAACGTGGTGTTAAGGGGATCTGAACAATACAGCGGGGAAATCAGCCCGCCGGTCTGCCGGAAAAGCTGTACGGAAAATTCAGACCGGAAAAGTGTGGCCAGCGCCTGCGCGTTATCTGCCGCATGAGGCCCGTAGAAATCAAGCTGGCAACGCCATTTTGTGGTACGGGTGATATGCTGAGAGCCTTCACCGGCCTGTTCCGGCGCAGAGTATGTCACTACCGCAGTGGATAATCCGGTAACATCAATACCTGTCATGGTGATGAAGTCCCCCTGAGGCATCGGGACCCGGTTCTGCTGTGTTCGTTCAATCCCGGCATCAGAAAAAAGCCCCCGGAGATAATCACCGAGGGCCCGATAAAGATCGCTTTCCGTAACGGAGAGAGTCACACCTGGAGACATACAATAACCCTCGTCCAGTCCGGCCAGATTTCCGGTATCTCAACCACCAGCCACGTTTCATCGCCAATGACAAATTTATCGCCGCCCTGTTGCCGGGTACGGTTAATCCCGCACCAGTTGCCGTCGGTATACAGTGTGGCGAAAACACCCTGCTGGTTCAGATTGTCGAGATGACGTAAATCCGCCTGGGTGACGGCCTGTTTTTGTACCCTGACGGGAACCGGATCTTCATACTCAGGCACGCGGGAATAATCCGCCTGCTGTGTACTCCCGCGCGAGCGATAAACCAGCGCGTCAGTATAGGGGTTCACACGGCGTACCGCGCCGGAAACAATACCGTGAAGGTTCATTTTTTGCCCCCGTCAACAGAATAATCGACACTGTTCATCATATGACCGGTTTCAATAAGCGGGTTGTTAAAGCCCTTTTGCCGGACAGTGGATGCTGCGTTGGGCGGCCTTTTCCAGTCGCGAATAAACATCTGCAACTGCCCCTGGATATGCTCCCCCATATACTTCAGAGCGGTCGCGGTATCAAAATCATTCGCCCGTAATAATGTCACCATTTTTTCGCCCCATTCGGGGCTTTTATGCTCGATCATCTTACGGAAGAACGGACGGGGTGGAATGGTGACCGTGTGTTCAGGAATAACCACATCCTGAGCAAAATTACCCTTACCGGCTTTGACAAAGCGGTGCCCGATTTCTCCCGTTTTTTCGTTATAGCGAAAGTGAAGCGTCTGCTCGCGAGCGGGTATAATCGCACTACCGCCAAACTCGTTAATGGCGGCGATATACGCCACCGGCGTACCGTCGGGGTAGGTTGCCCCTTCAAGAAAACCCACTTTGAGACTTTTGCCCGATTTAAGGTTATCTGCGGCCTGTTTCAACTTCTGCCTGAACTGTTTGCCGCCCGTGACTTTGTTTACCATCGACGCCCCCTCCCGTATCCCCGGTAATAATGCCCCGGATATCGCGAAGGGGAGCCACCGGAATGATACTGCATTGAACGGTACGGTGCCGTCGCCTGCCAGTAATCAGCGCCGTAAGGTGTCTGGAGATACCACCACGACGCATCGTTACTGCCGCTATTGTCCACGGAGACGGAAACAGAACCTTCCGACGCACTGGTGATACGTCCCACCAGCCCCGGTTGCCCGTCACCGCTTTTGCCGAATCCACGCAACGCGCACTGGTGAGCAACCAGCAGGAACAAAAGCTGTTCCCGCTCGTTCAGATCGGTAACCGGACTGTCGTCCGTATTATCCAGGTACAGCGCGGTCGCTTTACCGAACAGGGCGGCTGCGGCAACCTGACCAACAGCGGAAAACTCCGGGTAAAGGGCCGAAAATGCCCGCCAGTCAAACGTTACCGTACCCATACCATTTTACTCCTGAGGTTTGCCCATCACTTCATCATTGCGGTTAATGCCCGGAGCCGGATCTTTCTGCGGCAGCGGTTCAAGGCCGGATTTAACGGTTTCCTGCTCCGTAGCCTGCGCGGCAGCGCTGTTCGCCTTGTCCTGCGCAAAAATAACGCCGTTTTTCACATAAGGTTGCTGGCCGTGCTCCGCCAGCCAGGCTTCCCAGAACGCCTTTTCAACCTGCGTCAGACCGTAGCCCCCAACGATTTTAACGGCGTTATTCCGCCAGCCTGCTACCTGTACCTGTTTCGGTCCCACTTCCAGCATCAGACCGTTCGGCAATTTGCAGCCCACTGTTACCATTTCAGCCATGACTCACACCCCCAGCATTTGTGCATACGCCAGCGGCTGGCGAATAATCGCCCCCCAGGTACCGGCAGATTTTTTCTGTTTCCAGGCAGACGACTCAGTCACTACCGCATGGGCGCGCATTTTTTCAGTGAAAGAGCAATAGCCTGTATCCTGTTCACCCAGACGCTCCGCGATAAGCTGTACCAGCTCGCCGGCGTCAGAAGTGTATTCCACCGCCGTTTCAATGGTCATCGCCGGGAAGTTTTTCGCCAGCAGATCGGACACGTTAACCTTGTACTGGTTAGTCTTGGTGAGGTTCACCTCCGCCAGCGGCGACATGCACAGCTTCATTTTGTCGGTACGCTCAATGTGGCCTTTAGTCTGTTTCACCAGTTGCTTAAAGAGCTTCACGATATCGTCATACACGCCCTGTCCGTCCTTGTCGTCCCACTTCAGCTTACCGTCCACGGTATCCGGGGTTATCGGTGCGGATAACGACGGGTCATTCAGCAAACCGTAGTTCGCCAGTCCGTCAATACCATAGAAGTAGGACTTATTCTGGAACTTATTCAGCGTCAGTGCCGACGCCACGTTCAGCTCAGCCGCCCAGCCAATACGGGCTGCGCCGTACATGTCCAGCTCTCGCTCGCCCCAGCGAGTAAACGTCTGGAAGTGATAGCTCTGGCGCGGTACCCAGTTGACGTTAGACGTCACAATACCGTTGTTGCTGTAATCCCCGTAAGAACTCACCTCCCCGGCAGATTCTGCAATCGGGAACTGTGCCGACAGTGTCGTCCAGTCACCTTTTTTGGTTTCGCCCAGAATCTGAGAGGCTTTCATCGGTGTCACCAGCACGCGGATCAGTTCTGGCTCAACGTAATTGGTGAAATATGCAGGGATACCACTATTAGCCGCGGTAACCAGCGCAGGCTGCGCGTCCATCGCCAGTCCGTAATCGGCGGCGTATTCCGGGGGCAAATAAGCCTGCGCACCGGGAAGGATAATCCCGTAGTCGCGGCTTACCGTCGCATAATGCTGTTTAAATTTATTCATCATTTGCTCCAGGTGCTGATCTTAATAACTTCTTTCGCCGCCGCAGCGCTGGCAACGGAAAACCCGGTTTCGACAAAACCCGCCATCGTGGCGCCTGCCGCCCCTGTGGCTATCTCCCCGGTGGTCAGGGAGGCAAAAACTTTCTGCCCGACCGTCGCAGCGGTGGTGGTCAGCACCCAGAAGTCCCCCGACACCATCAGGGTACATTCACGCCCCGGGTAAATAGTGTTTGAGTCCCCGGCCAGCCATTCCACAACAGAAGCCTGCCCGTCGCGTGGAACAAAACCCGCCGGCTCACCGGTTCCCTTATTGGCGGCAACGCCTTTGGTTACCCAGGCAAACCGGGCAATAACCAGTCCGTCAGGGCCGGTAATCAGCGCGCCTTCTCCCGCCACATACGAGGCGTGAGGGTTATCACCGGCAAATGCCCCCGGAATCCCCGGTGCCGGGTACTGGTTCATGTGTGTCTGAAAAGTATTCATATCAGTAACCTCGTTTCAGTTTTGCACCGGGGAAATCTGCTGCAAAAGTCGATGCGCTGGCCTGGTCCATCGCCACGCGTGGACTTTTGGCCGTCTGTTTCTGCTCAACGGCAAACTTCACCATGCTGCGGTACGCGCTGGGGTGAATGCCCTGGATATCGATCCCCGTCTGCTCCAGCGCAGTACGGTAAACCTCTTCGGCGCAGTCCATCGCCACCACATCGCCAATCAGCGGCCGCACCTCGGTTTCAGCCACACGAACGGCGCGGAAATTTTCAGCAGCCCGTTTCGTTGCCTGGTCAGTTGCCAGCCTGATTGCCGCGTCCATCGCGGGTTTATCGACTTTCACATCGTCGGGTTTCACATCAGCCTCTTTTATTCCGGTGTCTTCGTCAGTTGCCGGAGTCAGTGCGGATTTAATTTTTTCCAGCACATCATCAGGAACTTTGCCGGACAGCAACGCCAGTACACTTTCTAGCGGGCTGTCGGTATCAAATGCCTTCGGCTCGTCAGTTAACCCGGTATCATCGTCCCCGGCCAGCTCCGGCACGGCTTCTGCTGATTCCATCAGTTGCGCCAGCTCCGCCGGTTCAATATCCATATCCTGTGCCAGCCGTTCGCTGTAGGCAGTTTTTACCGCGCTGGCGATAGCTGCCGGGCGCTTATGCTGCGCCATCAGGCGTAACAAATCCTTAGGAGCCGCATCCTGTGCCAGACGCGGCGCAAGATAGGTTCCCAGCGCGGTAAGCACCGCCACTTCTTTTTTACTCAGTTTCATGCGTTTTAGCTCCTGAGGGAGAGAGTCCATAACAAGACAGTCCGGCCCCGCCCGGCCATCGCCGACCAGCGCCACATGATTTCCCACGATATTCCGCATAACGCCGTCATACGGTTCACCGTCGGGGGTGGTTCCCGGCGTCATATCTGCCACATAGGCATATGACGATGAGATTTCCCGTTGTTCATCCGTTTCTATCCCCGCGATGGCGGAGTTGTCCCAGATGGACATGCCGTTAACCAGATAGGTACCGTCAAACTCGCTGTTGGCATGAGTCGTACCCACCCGGTACTCGCGCGCGGGCGCGCCCGGATAATCGGGTTTGTGTCGGCACAGGACGGGAATATTGTTGAAGGTTGAAACTGCCTTGCGCAGTTCATCGGGGTCACGGTAAAGCTGATAAAGTTTTTGAGGGTCGAGTCCCAGCGCTTCCGCCCCCGGTATTTCATGCCCGAAATAACCGCAGACGTTCGCCTTGCTGAGATTACTTCGCTCAATCCGGAGGCGACCCACTTTATCGAACTGCCTTACCGATGCCCGGTCAAACGCCAGCATTTCGGTAATAATCATCTTTTCTCCAGTCCGGGAATAACGGCCTCCCAGCCGCACTTGCAGTTGATTTCTTCGCCAGGCAGTACCCACTTACCATCCAGAAACATCCCCTTTCGCAGGTCAAACCGTTTGCCGTTCGCCTTCACATGCGACGGACGCCATGTTTTACCCGCGCGGGAATGCCGCCAGATGCCCTCAGTGATGCCCACCGAGCGTTGCCTGGCCGCCTGCATTACCGAGGTCGCTTTATTGTTCTGGTCGCGGGCAATCAGCGCCGCGCGCCGTCGTGTGACGCCGTAGCGTTTTTCCAGCTCATCGGTCAGGGTTTTCAGGTCACGCCCCCGGCCAACAGACTGCATGACCAGTGTTTCCACCTGGGTGAGATGTTGCTGCGGGATGGAGCGAATGAGGTTCACATTCTCCGTGATGCTGGCCTGAAGTGCGGTGTTCATCTCCGCTGTCATACGGAAAGGAACCGTAAACCCGGCATCACGGAGCGCAGTGGACAGTGACGCATCGCTGTTTTTCAGAACATCACCGGCAAACCGCCTCGCCAGCCTCAGGGCCATTTCGTCAAACTTTTTCTGCCAGCGCCTGGCAAGTTTTTGCATGGCTCCACGCATCAGGTTAACAGGGGACGCATCCTGCGCGAGGTCTGTTTTACGGTACTCAGCCCGCAGCCAGTAAAGTACGCTGTTGTGCATCTCACTGACGGCATTATCCAGTTGTCTGCGGTACCAGGCCTCAATCCCCGCGTTGGGTGAAATCCGTCTCAGGGTCTGCGTTCGGGTCCTGCGGCGGATTTTCTTCGGTGTCGTCAATTTCGATTTCTCCGCTCAGGTCAATACCGCTGTACGGGCTGTCCGGCGCAGTAGCCAGCCGTTCGCGTACCTCGTTATTGGTCACCGCTCCGGCGCTCTCGTAAATCTGATCGGTTTCCGCCTCAGTTTTACGGATATTCGCCAGTTGCTCGCGCGTCAGTTCATGCAGGGGCTCAAATTCAAACGTGATATCAGGATCGATATCGCCGAACTCAGACAACTGAATAATATCCAGCACCTTTTTCAGCGGTTTCTTCAGAAGACGAGTGGCAAGCGCAGCGATGGTGTCGTAAAACACACGGATTTCACCCTCACTCGATGCGTTCAGCCCCGTAGGACTCAGCCCGGCGAACTTTACTGACGGTATGGCACTGACAAAGAACATATGCTCCTGTGCCTGCGCCTGAAGGGTGTCGAGGCCGTTCAGGGGTGTGTTGAACTGAAAAAACTCTTCTTTCGTTTTGTCCAGTATCAGCAGACCACGATTATCCCGGGTACGGTTAAACAGATCCGCGCGTTTTGCGTAATTCGGGTCATTTTTCCCATTTAACACCTGGCTCAGGTCCGTCATGATCCCGTTCAGTGAAAACGAATGCAGCATATCGCCCACGCTGTCGCGTGTACGCAGCCAGTTGTTGACGTAAGGCTCGGCAATCTGAACCAGTGACAGGCCGCCAAAGTTGTAGGCCGGCTTCAGCATGTCCGGAACCGGGCGGGAAATCAGATCAATCATGCGGCTGGCGTGAACCGTTTTTCCCATTACGTACCATTCGGACGGACGGTAAAAATCATCACTCAGCGGATTATCCGCGTTATACATACCCGGATACGTCCAGACAGGTTCAATAACACGAAGCCCCAGCAGGGAACCTTTCGGGATTTTTTTGTCGGAAATAAACAGCCTTGATTCCAGCTCCGCCGGGTCAGTCCGGGCCGACATACCCGATGGCGAACGCACATCGATATAAATTTGCCCCCGCCCGAAAAAGCCGTCGTGCTCAACCGCCAGCCTGAAGGCATCCCGTACGTTATAGCGCTCCAGTGCATCAGTAAGCTGCGCTATGCGTGGCGCGCGGCTGTCGTCCCCCTCCCCGACCGCCATAACCTTTATCCACTTGCGGGTCATCTCCTCGGCAATCACACTGACCATGCGCCGGTACTCCGGTAACTGCGCCTGCATGGCAAGGTACGGATAACCCGGAAAACCACCATAAACAAAATCAGGATACTGACCGTTAAGAGTATCGTAGGGGGTAGCGTCCATTGCCAGAACGGCGTTACGCAGGTCGTCGGGTATGACCCCCGCCGGTGGCTCATAGCGGGCAAACTCCCGCCGTGGTTTTGATGCCACTGAAGCAACCACCTCATCGCTGATCGCCATCGGTCGGGATTCAGATGGCCTTTCAGGTGGTACCACCGTTTTTTTACGCTTAAAAGGCCACATCAGATCAACTCCATAAAATCGTCAGAAATTACAATCGGCATTTCCATCGGGGCATAAGCAATCATTACCGAGTCAGCCAGGTTGGGCGATTTTGTGCCGTCCGGCTGCTTGTCGACCAGAATTTTACCCACGGTATTTTTTGACCATGTCGGCTGGGACAGCTCCGTAAGCAGCCTGTCTTTACTCTTCATGTTGCCGTTAATGGAGATAATCTGGTCGGGGTCGTAGTCCATGCCTTCACGGGCCCGCCACGTATTGCGGAACAACTTACGCAAATGCCACCATCCCTGCGCTTTGGCATTGGCGAAAAAGTCCCGGTTCAGACGCGCAGGCCTGCCGTTATCGCCCGGAACGGCTTCATTGTCGGGATAAAAAACACCACCGCTGCCCCTGAACGGCGTGGCGGTAATGTATCCCCTGTCCTCCGCTTCCCGCAGCTCGTTGATAGCGCGGGCATCGCCCCGAACGCCAGCGCCCAATCCGTCCTCGTCGAAGCGAAATTCATCCGCGCCAAAGTCATCGCACAGTCCGAAAACCTTCACCACGGAGTCATAGATATCGCTGCCCTTGCCCGACCATTCCTGTACATCATCCAGCAGAAAACCGTAACGAAGAGAACAGGCGTTTTTATCCCGTCCTTCGTCGGCAACATCCATTGCGCCGATGCGCATACCTGAGGGCTTAATGCCCAGCTCAATATGCGCATCCACCGCCGCGCGCGCCCATTCTGCCGGAATGAGTATGCCTTCCGCCGATGCCTGGTAATTCAGGTCAAGCTCCTGCGCCACGATGACCGGATCATCGATTTTTTCACACTCCCTGTCGTACCAGGCCTTATCCTTACGCGGATCGCTGGTCCAGTGGAACGTGAATACCGGGATTTTTCCGCCGTGGCGCTTCTGCGCAAACGGGTTGTTCATACCGTTAACCGATGACAGGTCGATACGGCAGCGCGTGGTCTGGGAGAGGGCAGCGTCTATCAGTTGTGGCCGGGCCAGAAACGCCGATTCGTCCACAAAGTACAGCGTTGAGCGGTCACCGCGACCGATATTGTCGCCCGCCTCACCTTTGATAATGGCCCCCGAGTCCGGAAACTCCACGCTCATAAAGCGCGAGTGTCTTCGCTCGTCCCAGCTTCCCCGGAACTCCGCAGGCAGGGTTGAAATAAATTTACGAACCTTCCAGAACAGCGCCTTCGGGTCCACCGTACTGTCGACGTACTCTTCCTTGCGGGAGCCAAAGCCGATGATCATCTCGTGGTTAAACAGGCACAACGTGCAGGCAAGACCAACCGACGTCCAGCTAAGCCCCATCTCACGGCTTTTTTCGGTCAGGCCGTTCTCATGGCTACGCCAGCGCGCCATAATCCAGTGAATCCATTCTTCCTGCTTAGGGAACAGCAGAAACGGAATAGTGACCGGCAACCCATAATCCAGATTACGCGGGTCTGTCGTCATGCCCCAGTCAATGATGAACTGGGCGGGACTGGTACGGTAAAACTGCTTCAGTGCGGGCAGCATTTCGGGGTTCTGGCGAATACGCTGTAAACGTTCCATTCGCCATTCAAAAACCTGCACGTAATCCGGCTTTTTAAAGTCAAAGGGAAACGGTAACGGCATAATCATCAACCCATCATTTTTTTGTACGCCTCCGCCGCCTGTTCCGGCGTCAGTTCGGTATTCTCAGTCCGGACCGGACCGCCCCCCGGTCCGGAAAGTTCGGTTTTCACGTTGTCCCTGAACGCCTGAACGGCAACATGACGCCCCAACATCTCCAGATTTTTCACCTTGTCCGGCCATTTCAGTTTCTTGAGGATGCCTGTCATCTCACGGTCTTCCCCCTTTCCTTCAAACAGCTCGACAAGGTTGACGCCGCTCAGGTATCGCCGCCACGCTTCCGGCCACTCAGACAGTGGTTTCAGGGTCAGGTCGTCATTAAAGATGTCGCCGATGTCCATCCTGTCGATCTCCACCAGGCGACACAGTACATATTTCGCGTCAACGCCCAACTGGTCGATTCGTTCCTGTTTAAGCTCGTTGATACGCGCTTTGATGGCCGGTTGCTGCGCGAGTACAGGCCCGTTGACATGTGCTTTTTTTGGTGAGTACCCCGCACGGATAGCGGCTTGTGTGGCATTCAGATCGACAAGAAACTCGCGGCAAAACACCTCATGCTTTGCTTTCAGTTTCCTGGTCATATTGATTCGCCCGATAACTTAATTAATTACTTTGTTTATTACTTTCTTCATTTCTTTTCTGGCACTGCGTCTTAACGTAGTCCTGCAAATACCTCATTTTTGCCTGATCACTGATGATTCCGGCGCGGATATCGAGAACGTTTTGTCCAGCACCTGGAGAGAGTTCGACGGTGGCAGCATTGCCCACGCGGCTGGTGCTGGCGGCTGCGGTACTGGCTGGCACTGTACAGCGTCCTTCGACGCGCACCCGGCCACCTGCAGCAAGGCGACGCTGCAAATCAGCATTTTTAGCATGTTCATCGGCGAGTTCCTTCGTATATCTGGCATCAAGGACAGCAACATCTCGCTGGCGCACCTGCATGTCGTTAATCGTCTCGTTCGCCAGCCTTAGGCTGTGAGTGGCGGTGTCTCGCTGGTCTTTGTAGCGGACCGCGTTACTGTGGTAACGTTTTGTAGTCCATGCCAGCGCCGCGACCACCACCAGCAGAAGGATGATGACAGTAAGGGTTATACGGTTCATACCAGAATAACGCCGATAAAGAGAAACCATCCCCAGCCGTCAATACCATGAGCGGCAAGACAAGCCGCCGCGACAAAACATACCGTTGTGGGTAAGTATTTCACTGGTCTATCCCCCAGCACGTCAGCGCTGATTCCTGGTCACGGCGTATCACCTGACCGTAACACTGATTTTCCCGGTTGTGGCAGTCTTTGCCGCCGTCATATACCCAACGGCGGATTTCCGCACATGCCCCTTTCCGGTCTCCGGCGTTCAGCTTCCGGTAAAACGTGGACGGGAAGCATTTACCGGGACCGATGTTGTACGGGCAGAACGACGCAATCCCAGCCTTCTGCGGTTCTGTCAGCGGTACATGAACATTTTTATTGACCCATGCCAGCGCCCTGTCACGCTCGATGGCGTTGTAGTGGTCACACTGGCTTTGAGTCAGTCGCTGGCCTTTCACGACTGGCTTACCATCAATGCGGGTCACACCCCGGCAGATTGTCCAGATACCGCCTGTATCGTGGTAGGCTGTCAGGTGATTGCCTTCCTTCTCATTCAGGAACTGATCCAGTAACACCGGAGCCGACGCACCGGCAGCAATCAGGGCCAGCATGGCGGCGGAAAGACCGTATTTAACTTTCGTCCTTAGCGCCATCGTCTCCCTCCGGTTCTTCTGCGGTGAGTACCAGCGATTTCAGCGAACTGTCCGGCCTGCTGGCAAGCTGTTCCAGTATCTGGTTACGCTTCTCCATCGCTGCCACCTGGTCTTTCTGTGCCTGCGCGGATTGCTGCTTGTAGTGGCGATTAACCAGAAACGTGCCAATACCCAGAACGATACCTATCAGCGCGCCGTAATCATTCAGCGTCCATTGAGCAAACAGGCCACTGATAAACGCCCACAGGTAGGCCAGCCACGTAGTGTGCTTCTCGAGGTTCAAAATAGATGTCCTGTGAGTGGAAAAAGAAAAGGCCACGCCATCGCGCAGCCGGTCTAATGGTAGAAGTCCGCAGCGTGAACTATCACGGATAAAAACAGGACAGACAGGGGCTACGGCTCGGTTCTCTAAATCCGCTAATTATCTGGCTTTTCGGGGAGAAAAGGCTTGCATTAAATTATAGGTGCATCTATAATTATTTCATCAGCAGAACGCTGAAACGGGAAGAGCCCCACCGAAGCGGGGCTCCACACAAGGAAAGGGTTATGATGAAGTTAATCATCATCCTGATTGTGCTCTTGGTTATCAGCTCGCCAGCTTACTAAGACAATCAGGTGGAGGGGAGAAATCCCCTCCAGCCCTCATTCCGATATTAGGAGTTAAACATGGCACAGTCAACAGCCGTTATCCAGCGCAGAAGCGACGAAAAGCGCGGTGTGCGTCCTAAAGGCTACAAACTGCCGGTTGAAACTATTGAACTTATCGCCACCCTCTCAGCGCAGACAGGACAGCCCCAGTCCGCCATCATTGCGGAAGCCGTCAGGCTCTACGCCTCAGCGCTTCAGAAGTAACCCCGGACCGCCATCACGGCGGTCTGTTAAATTTGTTAAAAAATGCCCCTATTTAACATAATGGTGCTTATGCGCCCTGGCAAAACAGCCCTCACCGCAAAAACCACATGAGAGCGCCATTTTCAGCCGTTAAGTGGTAAAAACCGCGTGAATAAATCCTGCATAAAACACCCCGAAAAGTGAATAGCCCGTTTTCATTGCGAAACGCCTGTTTTCAGCAGTCTGCCGTCCTGAGGCGATAAAAAAGGCTCCGGGATCAGCGGAGCCTTTCAGAAGTCGGAATACAATTCTAGATGCTATAACCATAGCACATCTTTTTGTGCGCACACAAGCGATTTCAGTTCAGACACTTCGGGGTCCATGTCGAGGGTGATCCCGTACGCCAGCAGACACCCCGCTAAAAACGCCTCAGACGCGCTCAGCGCCTTTCTGACATCGTAGAGCGGAATATCCATAGTTTCGGCAATTGCGCGTAGCGACAGGCCGCCTATGAAGCGCAGACCCACGATCAGCAGTTCATCACGCGGGCAGACCAGACTCATCTGCGCAATGCAACTGTCGATCGCTATGCCGTCCTCGTCTGAACAGCCCGGCTTACCCGAAGCCTCAGGCAGGCGCTGCGGCAGCACCGACAGCGAAGGCCAGTCCACCATTGAGCAGTATTCTTCGCTGGCCGCCCATCGCCCCCACCTCTCCAGCACTTCCTGCATGTCTCTCCGGATCATCGTTTGCGTCCTATGATTTGCTATGAAAAATTTTTTATTTAAAGCTTATTATCTCATCCTGCCACTCCCTCCGTTTTACCCAGGTATCCGTAATTAATCGCTGGGCCATCGCATTTGCGCAGGAGGGGTGCATTAATATCCATGTATACGTCGGCTTACCTTTTTCATTTTTCTCCCCCATGAGTACCTCATAAGCGACAGCAGGTGATTTTGCGCCAATGTGCCCGCCGCAACACACGCAATAATTGGCTTTATAAATCTGCAAAGAGGAGGTTTCGTTGGTAAAATATTCACTTCTGGATGCATAACTCATCTTATTTCTCCCGGTTTTCTTGCAAAAATTTGCAATTTTGTCACCAGACAACCTGTGACAACCTAGACAACCCGTTTCCTATATAATCCTGTAGCCCCTTATATATCGCACACGTATATATAGTAATAGGTTGTCTAGGTTGTCTAGGTTGTCTTTTTCTTTAAATTACAGCAGCTTGCCACTAGACAACCTGACTAAAAAGGTTGTCTAAAGGTTGTCTATTGCTTAACAAAAACGCGCTGTTGCTTACCATCAATAGTCTCGCGACTGGCTTTATAGCCGCAATTTTGCAAAACATTGCTGATTCGCATTTGTTCGCGTCTTGATACCTTCTCGTTACTTAGCCCGATAGCGTCTTTCAGTACGTCGCTTGCGCGTAAAAATTTACGATTTCGTGGGATTTCCTCCGTCAGCATGTCCGGCGTATCAAGCCACTTCTCAACTGTTTCAAGCCACGCGTCTTTAATCATGTATTGTTCGTGAACACTTGCGCCGAGGCGTTCAGCATCGCGGAACTGGATACCGCCGAGGCGCTTAAACGTCTCGCGGGCTTCCGCCCACAGCATTTCCCGATCCTGTGCTATAGCGTCGGTATCAACCATTCTGATAACATCCACGGGCAGCCAGCGACGGTTACCGGTCTTATCCGCAAGGAACTCGTCCTCGTTCGACGACCCAAGCGGAATACCGCGACGGGCAAAGATGGTGGTAAACTCTTTGTACTTGGGAACCCACTTATCATGTGTTCGGGTTACCCAGGCTTTTATTGATTCGAGGTCTTTGGTATTGAGTCCGCGCAGCTCGCTTATCTCGGCTACCAGACACCCCCTCATCTTACGCGCGAGGTCGTCGTCTTTATCGGCAAATGAGATATCAGCGAAAAATTCAGGATCAGGCGAAATCGCAGCAATGCCCGCGGATTTACGCGACCCCTGAGCGCCGACGAGGATCGGCACCATATCAGCTTTGATACCCGGCTCCAGCACCCTCCCCGCCAGCGCGGTCCACATATACAGTGACACCGCGCGGGTGTATGCGGTATCTGCGGTACCAAAATGAGTATGATAGAAGGTTTCAATGCGCGGTACGCCGTCCCACTCCAGCCCGTTAAGCCAGGTGATCGCGGAGTCAAACGGTTGCCGTTTCGCGACCATATACACCGCATCGCGCATCAACTCTTTATTGACTTCTTTAAAGTCCTTCCGGGAAAGTATTATCCGCAGTTCGCTATAATCTTCATCACCGAAAGCACGCCAGCCATCAGTACCCTCGGGGGCCAGCATGATGGCATCCCTGAAAATATCATAGTGTATTGCTACACCCGTAAAGTCCGGGCGCATCAGGGCCAGCGCTACGTTATCGATGATCGCTTCTATTGCGCCTTTGCTGTCCCTGCGAAAGGGGGGCAGTGGTGGGGCCTCTTTTACCACCGTCGGGGTCAGGTCTTCGAACATTGAGGCCGAGTAGCCGTAACCTTCCAGCCAGTCAGCATCGGTAAGTTCGCTGTCACTGGCGTGCATACTCTTGAAGTGTCCCTGCTGGAAGCCGCCGGTACCTGCCGGAAAGTATTTAATTGACGTCTCGCTGCAACCGTTACTGTAGGCGGACTCATCGCGGAAAGGCTTCAGGTTACGGGAGCCGTCGGAACTGACAGACAGTGTCCAGTCGTTCTCATCCAGCCAGTCGGCAACTTCATCGGTTGCATGAGGGTCGATGCTGGAAAGATCGCGCTGTCTGGCGGTACCGGACACAAAGCTGTCGGTAACAGGCAGAACTCCCGGCAGGGAATTCCAGAAGGTTTTCAGTTGTTCCGCCGTCAGAACGGGGATACTGTCAGGGTCAGGCAGACAGGGGGCGTCGATCATGGGGTCGGGGTACCAGGTGTATTTACCGCCTGACGGATGCGTGCCGAACACGACGATCTGCTGCCCGGTGCCAAGCAGCTCGATGGCAGCAGTCTTACCGTTCTCCAGGGGTAACTTATGCACATGCTTGGATACCGCCGGTGCCAGTACGATATAAGCACGGCGCTCGCTGTTATCCCTTCCGCGATAAGGCAGCAGGGCATTGCACTGAGTGGACAGCCCGTCGGCTACAATATCCTGATAACCGGAATTGCTGGTATCCACGTCAATGCCCAGATACGCCAGCCCGTCACCGCGATCCCGCCCGAGAATAAGCCCGACGTTACAACCCTGTTGTTTCCACTTCCTGATTTCGGCTTCGGTTGCCCTGTGTTTCGTCCAGTCCATAAAGCCAACAATCTCACCACGGCTGTTATAGACGCTGGGAACTTTGCCGATGTTTTCCTCACGCAGGCGCGAGTTGGGTGACAGCCTGCCAGAATACGCCACAGGTATGAGCGACACGGAGCCGAACATTCGGACGGCGTGGTTCCAGTAATTCTCCTGCTCTTTTGTGAAATCTGGCAGGTATTTCCCTTCAGAAGGGAGTTCAGTCGCGTTCATAAGTTACGCCTTCTCTGCGGGGGCTTGCATTTTCTTCGCTAACAGCTTTTCAAGTTGTAGAGCCCGCAACTCGGGAATATCGTCGCCCCACTGGGAAACCGCACCCTTAGATACTTTTAGTAATCTGGCTAATTTAGCCTGGCTGCCAGCGAGCTCTATGGCTTTTACCTTTTTCATATCCATACTCCTGGATAGCTACATTTCCGTTGAGGTTAAGAAAGCTAAACAAATAAGTCAAGAAAACGATACATTAAATAAGTTAAGCTAGCTAAACTTATTGAGGGCATCACCATGATTAATGACCGTATCCGCGAAGCGCGTAGCATCGCCAAAATGACGCAGGACGCACTTGCTAAACGCCTGAAACTTACCAAGTCCACGATCTCGCAGTGGGAGTCAGGCATGACCACACCCAACGGAAAGAATCTAATTAATCTTGCGGAGGCGTTAAATGTCTCCCCTGAGTGGTTGCTTACCGGGGTGGCTCCGGGTACTAAAGAGGTGACGCCAAACGCGCGTGTTGAGGGTGGTTTTTCGGTCTGGGATTCGGCTACACCGTTAGAGGATGATGAAGTGGAAATACCTTTCTATCAGGAAGTAGAGCTATCTGCCGGAAACGGTAATTACGCAGACCTGAACCGCTCCGGGGGCAAGCTTCGCTTTGCACGGTCCACGTTACGTAAGGCCGGCGTTGACGCGACCTGTGCGGCTTGCGTTAGCATCCACGGTAACAGCATGGAACCTGTTTTACCTGATGGGGCTGTGGCGGGCGTGGACACCTCAAAAACGCGTATTAAAGACGGTCAAATGTATGCCATTGATCATGAAGGTTTGTTACGCGTCAAGCTGTTATATCGCCTCCCGGGGGGTATCCGCGTTCGCTCCTTCAACCGTGACGAATACGCGGATGAAGAATATTTCCACCAGGATGCAGACAAAATTAAGGTCATAGGCCAGGTGTTCTGGTATTCAGTTCTTCTCTAAGCGCTAAACGTCTCCGTAATTAGCCCGCCACTGAGCGGGCTTTTCTGTGCCTGAAAACAAAAAAGTACATTTTTCTTAACTCTTACTCTTGACTTTATCGGTTTAGAGGTCTTAACTATGCATCAAAGGTTAAGATATCTACACACAAACTTAACTCGCTCTTTAACAATCTGAACCGCGTGACAGGCAGGCCGTGATGCTCCTGGCAAAACGAAATGGCACCCGATGGGATCGAGGTAAGCGCCGAGTCCGTATGCGTACGGTAAGCGTAGAGGACCACACCGCGACGAGCTGATAGGTCACGCAAGTTGAAACGCCCCGATGACGGGGCGAGCAGTGCATTAATCAAAGGCTTCGGGCCTTTTACTAATCCACTGAGAGGACGAACGATGGAAAAGAAAACTAAAGAGCTGGTAATCGGGGACATGGTTAAAAACATCCTGAACGGCAAGTACTACCCGCTGGAAACCATAGAGCGTTCAGGCGCTGGCTATATCGTGAAGTTGACCCCCGCCAGTCTGAACGGGAACAGCTACTACGCTGAGTACACCACGCGCCATCTGGTGATGTGACTGGGCGAGCAGTGAATTAATCAAAGGCTTCGGCCTTTCACTAATTCACTGAGAGGACGAACAAAATGACAGCTAAATACAAACCTGGTGATGTCGTTATCTATTTTAACGGTAACGGTATCCGGATTGGTGAACGCACCATTGCCAGTATAGACGAACCCTTTGCGGGTGATGACGAGCAACGTTACTTCATCACGCCAACCGATACCCCGTGGTACAGCATCCGCGAATCCCAGCTAAAGCAACCGGCCTGACGCCCGCCTGACATACATTTTACTAATCCACTAAAACTAAGTTTAAGAGGCCACAAACAATGCCACGTTATGACGCTACACAGTTAATTACCAGAAAGTGGAATAAACAGGATAAGACAACCACTTTCCGGCTTGCATCAAACGGAAATATCGTCGCACGTCTTTTGTCCGCCAAATTAGATCGTGACGATTGGGAAATTATTCAGGGCCTCATTGGCTTTGTATACCACCAGGGTTTTGATGCGGGCAGCGACGCCCGTGCTGAAGAAATCCGCCAGGCTTTGGGGATAGAAAAATGAATAGTTTCCGCGAAACACAGAGCAAAGAGGTAGAAGTACAAAACCTTAAAGCAGGCGATCGGATTGATTTCATTCACTTATCTAAGCCCAGAAAAATTGAAATAATTGAACCTGGCCCCGACGGAAAAATATGGATCACATGGGAAGATGGTGCCACCTCCCGATACGCTCCAGATTGTGTTCTCGTAACAGCTTAACCACCCCATACCCCTGAATCATCCCTCTAAGTGCTGAGTAGTCTTTGCCCGCCACCCCTGACGGGCCTTTTTTCGTCAGAAAGCGCATCCGTTTTACCGTCATCCCCGCCCGCTGATGGTGGGTGCGCTTCCCCATGAGAAAAGGAGCACTGACGATGCAAAAAGTACAGTTCCGGCCTGTGGAGAAAGCACCCGCCAATAACGCGGTGCGCCGTCTTCAGTGGCTGCGTAAACGCGATGCGCTGGCGCGTAACCCCGGTGCCACTTTCCCGTTAACCATATACGTAAACACCCCACGGAGTTAAAAAATGCACATTGATAAAGCCCGGGTAAAAGCCTGGCACGCCTGTACTGATGGCTTCCGCTGGTTCCTGGATAAGTTCCCGCAGGGCGGCGCATACGCTGATGTGCACAGTGCGCTGATCGCCGATAAGCGTTACGACGATGCGCGCTGGCTGGTAGATAAGATGTACAACACATACCTTGATAATCCTGAATTTATCCAGGCTGAAACTGCTGTAACAGACAGGATGGTTCACGAACTTACCTGCATGGAGCATCCGGCTGATCAGATAGAGGGTGAAAACAGCTCCGGCGACAACGCCCTAATCGGCAGCTCCGGCTACAACGCCCGAATCGGCAGCTCCGGCGACAACGCCCTAATCGGCAGCTCCGGCGACAACGCCCTAATCGGCAGCTCCGGCAACTACGCCCGAATCGGCAGCTCCGGCAACTACGCCCGAATCGGCAGCTCCGGCGACAACGCCCTAATCGGCAGCTCCGGCAACTACGCCCGAATCGGCAGCTCCGGCAACTACGCCCGAATCGGCAGCTCCGGCGACAACGCCCTAATCGGCAGCTCCGGCGACAACGCCCTAATCGGCAGCTCCGGCAACTACGCCCGAATCGGCAGCTCCGGCAACTACGCCCGAATCGGCAGCTCCGGCGACAACGCCCTAATCGGCAGCTCCGGCTACAACGCCCGAATCGGCAGCTCCGGCAACTACGCCCGAATCGGCAGCTCCGGCTACAACGCCCGAATCGGCAGCTCCGGCGACAACGCCCAAATCGGCAGCTCCGGCGACAACGCCCGAATCGGCAGCTCCGGCTACAACGCCCGAATCGGCAGCTCCGGCGACAACGCCCGAATCACCGCGACAGGTAAAGGATCTGTAGTGGCCTGTGCGGGCAACGTTGAGCGCATTGTGCTGGGCGAAAACGGCTGCGCATCGGTGCCGTGGCACGATGGGGAACGCATCCGCATTGCAGTGGCTTATGTCGGCGAGAACGGCATTGAGGCCAACACCCCCTATTACGTTAACGACGAAGGCCAGTTCGTCAAGGTTGAGGATTAATCTATGAGCTTAGAAGCGAATCTCGAACTAAATAACCAGTTGCTTACGCAGCAAAACGAACTACAGGCGCGCAATATCGCACTGCTTGAGCGTCTCGTCAGTACGCTGGCGTCTGGTGTGGCTATGCGCCCGGATACCATAGCGAAAGTACAGGAGTATCACGAAGCGCGCCCCGCACACGAACCGGAGCCGGAGCCTGAAACAGCGGACGAAACTAAAGCGGCGCTGACGCTGGACGATCTGGAATTCAGTGACGTTATCGCGCTGGCAGGCTTCTACCCCGAACAGGTGGAACTGAGCGAGACCATGCTGCAACGCGCTATTGACTACCGCGATGCGGAAGGTGAGAAACGCGTGGTTGTTATCGACGCGCTGGACAGCGCATTGCTGGGGGTAAAACGTGCCACAGAACTGCATAAAGACGTTCTGCTGCAACTGGCCCGCGCCATTCTGACAAACCAGGAGGATTTACCGACCCTTGCCAGCCGCCGTGCATTCGCTGAAACCTGGCTGGATGCAAAACCGGGCGAACGGGATACGGTTAAACCCGGAAAGGCCACCGTTCAGGACAAGCAGGTTTCACGTAAAGGTCCGTTCTTTGTGCGTCATGAAGACGGCAAAATCGGTGAACTCAGTACGGAAGACGAGCTGAAAACGCACATTGAAGCGGGTTATACGGAAATAAACAAAGTCGAGTATCTGCAACGCAAAGAAGAAGCGGAAAAGGAAAAGGCTGAACCGGATACCGGAGAGCCTGATTTTGCGGAACTGCGTAATCAGGCTCAGGACCTGCTCGTGCGGCTGGCAAAAAGCGGCTACAGGGCGGAAGCCGTTGCAGCACTCGACAGTTTCGGCGCTCAGAAGCTGAGGTTTGTTGAGGATAAGGACCTCCCGGCGCTGATTTCCCGTCTGGATAAAGAGCTGGAGGCGGAAGATGCCTGACGCACACGCAAAGCTCTCACCTTCCTCAGCCCATCGCTGGCGGTGGTGCAGGGGCAGTCTGGCGCTGGAGCAGTTCGAGCCTGACACCGAATCGGAGTATGCCGTGGAAGGGTCAACCGCACACCGGCTGGCTGAGATTGTACTGACCAATCGCCAGAAACACCCACCTGAATACGCAGGTTGTGACGTGAGAACGTACCTCGGTACTTACCCGCTGGCGCATCCGTCAAAACCTGATGCAGGTTACCAGGTGGATGAAGAGATGGTCGAAAAGGTGGGCGAGTATGTGGAAGCCATCTGGCAGGGGCCTCACGAACCGGGCGAGCTGATGATCGAGCACCGATGCGACTTCTCCGGTGCGCTGGGTATTCCCGACCAGTTCGGTACCGCAGACGCCGTCGTACTGGCGGGTAACGAGCTGCAAATCCACGATCTGAAATACGGATTTACCCGTATTGATGCCACTGAAAACCAGCAACTGATGCTCTACGCACTGGGAGCCCTGCCGGACTTTGAACTGGTCGCTGATATTGAGCAAATCCGGCTTGTCATTCACCAGCCCCGCATCAGTCACCGCAGCGAGTACGTATGTGATGTAAACACCCTGCATCAGTTTGGCGAAGACATGAAGGTTATCGCCGCTGAGGTGCTGGCGCTGGCAGAACAGGCCGCCGGGGGTCAGGACATCCCCGACGAAGCGTTTTTGCCGGGAGAACACTGCCGCTACTGTAAGGTTAAGGGCAAATGCATACCCCGTGAGCAGTACGTGTTTAATACTGTGGCAGATGATTTCGTCGACCTGACGCGCCCACTGGAGCCACAGCTTTCCGGCGCGAGGGAGCGGCTGATTAACAGCGACAGCGCCCACCTGGCAGAATGCTACCGCTCGCTGGACGTTATTGAGGCCTGGTGTGGCGACGTACGAACGAGGGTGAACGGCGAACTGCACGCGGGCCATGTCGTGCCGGGGCTTAAACTGGTTGCAGGTAAACCCGGCAACCGTACCTGGAGCGACGAGGCGCGGGCGGAGGAGACCCTGACCACATTCAGGATCAAGGGCAACCCGATATACACCCGCAAGCTTATCTCCCCGACACAGGCTGAGAAGCTGTTCAAATCCGGTGCCATAAGCGAACGCCGATGGCCGAAGCTGACCGCACTGATTACCCGACCGGAAGGTAAACCCACTGTGGTACCCGAATCCGATCCGCGCCCGGCGCTGGTTGTGAATGTAGTTGATGATTTCGACGATGTTTCCGTCGCTGATTTACTTTAATCCGTCAAAGGAGAGTTTCATTTATGAAAGTGAAGTTAAATAACGTAAGACTGGCATTTCCGGCGCTGTTTGAAGCCAAAACCGTTAACGGCGAAGGCGATCCGCGTTTCTCCGCCACGTTTATTCTTCCTCCGGGCCATCCGGGTGTGAAGGCAGTGGACGATGCCATTGAAGCCGTGGCAAAAGCTAAATGGGGTGACAAGGCTGAACTCACCCTTAAAACCCTGCGTGCGAAGCTTAACGTCTGCCTGCACAGCGGCGACGAGAAGCCCGAGTACGATGGTTTTCCGGGCAACATGTTTGTGTCTGCGGCCAACAAGGCGCGCCCTACCGTTCTTGACCGTGACCGTACGGCACTCGTTGCCGCCGACGGTCGCCCGTATGCAGGGTGCTACGTTAACGCGGTGATCGACCTGTGGGCGCAGGATAACAACTTCGGTAAGCGCGTCAATGCGTCGTTGTCAGGGGTTCAGTTCCTGCGTGATGGTGACGCATTCACCGGAGGGCAGCCGGCATCCGCGGACGAGTTCGACGACATCAGCGAAGGCGCTGACGCGGATTCACTCATTTAAACCTGAACGCCCGGCGAAATGCCGGGCACTCCCGGAGGAACCGAACACCATGAACCAGATACTGAATAAAACCATTAAAGAAAAAATCGTGGATAACGCACTGGCAAAAGCCGGTATTCCGCAACGTAAAAAAGCCCTGCGAGATGCCCGTGCAGACTGGGCGGAACGTGTAAGGCTGGCGGCAATTGGCGGACCGGAGGCAGAAGCTGAGGTATTAAAAACCGAAAAGAAAATTGCAGCGCTTGTTGCGAAACTGCCCGAAGCTCTGCGGACAAACAATATGATTATCAGACGGGACAGCGATATTTATCTTAATCTGGCGGGGTCAAGGTTTATTGCATACTTCAACGGCAATTACCGGAGTTATGAGCCGGGAGAACCAGACCATATCCGAAAAATAGCCCCGTATGAATACACCTTACTGGCAGATGACCCACTCGTTACCGAGTTCCACGGCTTCGACGCGCTTTACAGGGAAATTAAAAGTGACGAAACAGACATCCGCCAGAACGTCACCGCCGCACTGGATAAAGCCAGAACGGTTAAGCGTCTGCTGGAGCAGTGGCCGGAGGCCAAAGAACTGTTACCTGCTGAGGATACCGCCGTTCCCCTGCCTCCTGCCATTCGTCGGGAAGCGCTGAACGAGATGATTGGGCTGCCTTCGGAGGTGGCGGATGGAGACTGAACAAACCTTTACCGTGGTCGTTGTCGCTGATCCGGGTATGGCTGATGAGGTAAAATTAGCCGTTACCCTTAAGGCTGACGGATTAGGCGATGCACTGTATAAAGCAAAGCTGGCGCTCGTTAATAAGGGTTATCATCACTTCGAAGATATATCGGTGGAAATTGCGAGAGATGATGAAGCTACGGGAATACGGCTGGCTGAGCATGATTAATTTTAAATGGTGGGCGCTGATCACCGCTGCCAATGATAACAGTGGCGGTGACGGCCTGAGAGCGAAAACAAGGTGGGTTTATAAATGACCGGTGAAAGTTTTGTACTTTGGTTCCCCGAAATGGGGGAATCAAAGTACAAAATATAATCAGGTGTTTGTCAGAGGCGCAACGGGTGGTAGCCGCCGCGCCTCAGGTGCGTTTCAAACGTTTAAGGTAACGGTTTGATCAATTGCAGGATTGCAACAATGATTTCGAGTACCAGTTTAATAACGGTTAATATCTCAATCATCCGCTTTTCCCCTGTACAGGGAATGCAGCCGTTCAGCCCAGCCCTTCCATTTCCCCGAAGCAGAACGTGCGCAATGTCAAAGCGCGCGTACCGCATTCCGCGCCCGGGCTTTGACGACACCACTCGTTTCAACGGGAAAAAATCGGCATCCAGGCAGGGAAATGCAGAAGGCGTTCGCAATGACGGACGGTATATTAACGAAGGCATACATCGGGGTCACGCTAAACTTGCAAGATTTTGCAATTTTGGTGATAATCTTCCTTGTCAAAGCGTGCGTATCGCAATGCAGTAAAGTAAAAACCCTCGTTCCTCACCAGTTCGGGGGTTTTTACTGCCGTGAATCTGCAAAATTTGTACTTTGGTTCCCCGAAATGGGGGAACCAAAGTACAAAATATAATCAGGTGTCGGGTAGAGTTACCTGTGAACGCTAGAAAGGTGTATTTATTTGTGCACTACCATTTTTAACACCGTATCTACTTAGCTCCCAGCAACTGCTGGCAACCTTTCGTATGTACCCCCTGTCAAGTGGCGCAATACCCGGCGCAGTTCGTACTCTTTCGTCAAGCTCCCGTTCAGTCATGCCCGCGCGCTGTAATTCTCCGGCACTTGTACACACCTGACGAACCAGTTCATCATACTGCGCCTGAAGGTACGGGTTTTGGTATACCAGTGCGCTATATGCAGAATTAAGGTTTTGCGTAACAACATTAATAGCTGACTTTCGTGCGCACTCAGGGTCTGCCTCACACCGCTTTCTGGCGGCTTCAGCCTCAAGCTTCTGCTGCTGTTTCCTTCGGTAGGCACCTATTAAGTCGTCATATGATTTAGACCAGGCATCGTAGTAACATTTCGCATCCGTGTTGCATCCGAGGGTTGTCTCGACCTCCGGCATTTTCTCACCCGTTTCATCAAAATAACGCTGCTTTAGCATATTAACTGAAAGAGTTTCCCCAGATGCCGTTTGGAATGTTTTATCTCCGAGTAATTCATTTTGTAAATCGAGCGGTTTTTCCCCTGAAAGCTGTGCAACATCACTTATTGAACATCCTGTCAGGGAGAACATAATAGCCAGAAAAATTAATGCCCCTTTTATTTTCATTATCCCACGCTCCCGTTACGTATAATCGTTAGCAGGTTAACGTTTTCCGCAGGGTTTCGTCTACTGTCTTGACTCACCTTGTGATTCCGGTCTATGCTTTCTGTACCTCCCTCATGGAGGTCGGGATTAGCCTCTCGGATATTCAGAAGGCGACACAGACGCGCCAGCGTCTTTTTTTATTGTCGTAAGCTTTGCCACATTCGCATTATGGCGGGCTGGCGGGGGCTTCTTAGGAAGCGCCGGAACCCTTCTGATCCGGTAAGGCTAACCTCGTCAGTTCGCCACCCAACGATTAGCCTCGAAAGGTGGTGATGACCCTAAATCAGAAGGAGAGTCACTATGACTAACCAAATCATGTTCAAGTCCCAAACTCTCAGAACTGTAGAGCACAGCGGTAAAATCTGGTTCACAGCGGCAACCTTAGCTACAGCACTGGAGTATTCTGACGCTAAAAGCGTGTCAAACATCTACAACCGCAACAAGGATGAATTTACGCCCTGCATGACAGTAGTTGTCGAGAACATCAATTCAGGGTTGGCGAATAACGCCGAGGTAATCAAAACGATGACCTCGGATAAATCAAAGGGTTACGGCAACCTCATAACAAAAACCCGTGTTTTCTCCCTGCGCGGTGCGCACCTTATTGCGATGTTTGCCAGTACGCCAGTTGCCAAAGAGTTTCGCCGTTGGCTGCTTGACCTGATCGAGGAGGAGGCAAAGCGCCAGCAACAGGCACTTCCCGTTCCCACGGGTACGCCTATCCAGTTACCGCGGGGTATTTACTGCTACCCGAACAACCGTAAGCCCTATCAGGCGTATGTACGTCTGGAGGGCAAGAAAACGTTTGTCGGGAGTTTCCGTACCATTAAGGAAGCGCTTGATGCGCAGGCCGATTTCATTGAAAAGGCTACGCATAAAACGTCACTGACTGCCGTCCCCGCACTGGCTCCCGGTCGCTACCGCTGCATTGTGCGCCCGGATGGTCAGATGCAGTTCAGCAACATCGAGGACAAAACGCTCATTGATGCCACCGCCATCCGCCGTCTGCGTCGCGACATGCGTTACGCCATGACCGTTGTCATGGAGCTCCATAACCGTCTGCGCATTGTGGACGGTGAAGAAAACGCCAGCCGCCTCGATACCCCACTCAGTAACATCACGCTTTAACCCATTCTCCGCCCCTGCACTGACAGGGGCTTTTTGTAACCGATTCAGTTACGGAGGAATTTATTTTGCCCATTCTCTATGCTGACCTGGAAACGTTCAGCGAAATACCCATTAACTGTGGCACACATCGCTACGCTGAGAAAGCCGAAGTGATGCTGTTTGCGTATGCACTGGACGACCAGCCCGTACAGGTATGGGATGTAACCACGGGTAAGCCCATGCCGTCTGACCTCCGCGACGCGCTGAACAACCCGTCGGTAATGACCGTCTGGCACAACGGCGGGATGTTTGACTCGGTCGTGCTGCGCCACGCACTGAGCATTGACCTGCCGCCGGAACGCATACACGACACGATGGTACAGGCACTCGCACACGGCCTTCCCGGCTCGCTGTCTGACCTTTGCGATATCCTCAGTGTGGATTCTGACAAGGCAAAAGATAAAGCCGGTCGCCAGCTTATTTTGTTGTTCTGCAAGCCCAGACCCAAAAACAGCAAAATCCGCCGCGCCACACGACAGACCCATCCGGAAGAGTGGAAACGCTTTGTCAGTTACGCGGGGTCTGATATTGAGGCCATGCGGGAAATATACCGCAAATTACCACGCTGGAACTTCACCCCCGAAGAGCGCGCGCTTTGGTATCTTGACCAGCGCATCAACTGCCGTGGCGTCTGTATTGATACCAGCCTGGCACAATCGGCTATCGCCGCCGTTGAGCAGGAACAACAGCTCCTTGCGGAGCGTACGCAGGCAATGACTGACAACGAGGTACAGGCCGCTACACAGCGCGATGCCATGCTGCGGCATATCGCCGCCGCTTTCGGTATCGAACTGCCGGACATGCAGGCCGCCACGCTGGAACGGCGCATTGCCGATCCGGATACGCCACCCGCACTGCGTGAACTGCTGGCAGTCAGGTTACAGTCCTGCACCACCAGCGTAAGCAAGTACAAAAAGCTGATTAACTGCGTGAGCAGTGACGGACGACTACGCGGCACATTGCAGTTCTGCGGCGCATCGCGTACAGGCCGCTGGGCGGGTCGCTTATTTCAGCCCCAGAATTTACCAAGACCATCACTTGGGCAAAGCATTATTGATTTCGGTATTGAAGCCCTGAAAGCAGGATGCGCCGATCTGGTCTGCGACGATATTATGCAGCTTACCAGTTCGGCACTTCGCGCCAGTATCATCGCGCCGCCGTATAAGAAGCTGGTTGTATCTGACCTCTCGAATATTGAAGGCCGTATGCTGGCCTGGCTTGCCGGTGAACACTGGAAAATCAGCGCATTCAGGGACTACGACGAAGGCCACGGCGCTGACCTGTACAAGCTGGCCTATGCCCGTGCGTTTCACATATCGCCGGACGACGTGACCAAAGACCAGCGTCAGATCGGCAAGGTGATGGAGCTGGGCTTAGGCTACGGCGGCGGTGTGGCCGCGTTTGTCACATTCGCTGCGGCCTATGCGCTCGACCTTGATGCGCTTGCCGTCGCGGCACTGCCGGGTATTCCTGCAGGTATCCGCCAGGAGGCGAAACGCTGGTATGACGAATCGGTGAAACAGAAGAAAACATACGGGCTGTCTGAGCCGGTATTTATCGTCTGCGACTCACTGAAACGCATGTGGCGCAATGCGCATCCGGAAACCGTAGCCTTCTGGTACGAACTGGCAGATGACGTTAAACGCGCCATTGCACAACCCGCAACGACCATTAGCTGCCGTAAGCTGAAAATACGGCGTGATGGTGGCTGGCTGCGTATCGTTCTGCCTTCCGGTCGCGCCGTCTGCTATCCGGGTATCCGGCTGGCAAACAACGAAATCAGCTACATGGGTATCAATCCCTATTCGCGTAAGTGGCAACGCCTGCGCACATACGGCGGGAAACTGGTGGAAAACGTCACTCAGGCAGCCGCACGCGACGTTCTGGCAGGGAACATGCCGCTGGTCGAAGCTGACGGTTACAGCATTGTACTGACGGTACACGATGAAGTGCTGACAGAAGCGCCGGACACCGACGAATTCAACGACAAGGCGCTTTCTGCGCTGCTCTCCACTAACCCCCAATGGGCACCCGACATTCCGCTGAACGCTGGCGGCTTCGAGGCGTACCACTACCGTAAAGAGTAAGCATTATGGCAAGCAAACGCAGACTACGCCGCAGGCAGTGCGGTGAGAAAATCCGCTTCGCCAGCGCTGAAGAGGCGGTACGCCGGATACAGATACTCTACCGCAAATTCGGACACCGGGGACAACTCCATGCTTACCGTTGCCCGTTCTGTAAAGGCTGGCATGTGGGACACGCTCCCGGCCGGAATGGTATCGGGTCCGCCTGGCTGGGATAACTGAAAGGATATAACACAATGTCATTTAAATATCGGGACAGTCCGCTTTATTACCGGACTGCGCGGGAGGCTGTGCGCATCGAACGGGAAGGCGATTACCGGCGCGCGGCGAAGGTATGGGCCAAAGCCAACCGCGAATCACGCAACGAGCTTAATCAGGACTGGAGCGAGCGCCGTTCTGATTTCTGCCTGATGCAAATCGGACGCGAAAGGCTGAAAGAGGGAGTGAAAGGATGACGTATTACCGCGAAAGTCTTATCGAAAAGCACCTTGTCGCCGAAGTGAAAAAAGCCGGCGGTGTGGCTTATAAGTTTATATCGCCCGGTCGCCGTTCGGTACCGGATCGCCTTGTTCTGTTACCTGGTGGCCGTCTCGTCTTCGTCGAATGCAAAGCACCCGGCAAAGAACCACGCGCCGACCAGCTACGCGAACACGAACGGCTTCGCGCGCTGGGCTTTACCGTGATGGTGCTGGCCAGCAAAAATCTGGAGGGGATATTGTGAAAAACACTATTCAGGACTTAATGAATCACCAGTTTGCCATGCTGGAAACTGTTACCGACCCGAATATAAAAGGCGAGGTATTACAGGAAGAACTGGCGAGAGCAAAATCAGTTGTGGATATCTGTAACACGATGGTTAATACCTACCGGATCGCACTTGATGCGCAAAAAGCCGTATACGAAGGCACTGCCGGAGGTGTTCCAAAAGTCATGGGGCTGGAAAAATGAGCGAAAGATACACTGAATTTCAGAACTTATATTTAGCCCAGAACTGCAAGGGTAAAACCATAAAAGAACTGACTGATGAATTTAATGCGCATTTCGGGACAAATAAAAGCACTTACGCAATCCGGATTAAGCTACGTACTGAAGGTTTGTATAAGTTTATAGCCCTTCAGGGGAAATATTCGGATGAACAATTAACTTTTATCTATGCAAACCGATGGGAAAAATTACAGGAACTGACCGCTAAATTTAACCGAAGATTCAATACCTCAAAATTTCCCGAGAATATCCAGGGTGTATTAAAAAGCCGTGGCTGGACGAAAGGAACCACAAACCATACCTATCAGGCGCAGCGCATTAAAGTTGGTAAAAAATATATTCGGCTTGATTGCTATGTATGGGAATGCGTAAACGGACCCGTGCCTGCGGGATATACAGTTATCCATCTGGATAATGACAAAACCAATAATCAGATTAGTAACCTTCGGTTAGTACCGGACTCAATAAAACGCGCTTTTGCCGCTTTGGGATTTAATAAAATGCCAAAAGTACTCGCACCAGTCCTTTACGCACAGTTAATGCTCAATGCCGCTATTACACAACGATTAGCGAGGTGAAGATGCCACCTGCAATTTTCACTCCCCGCGATTATCAGCATCTCATTATCAACCACGAAATCGACATCCCCCGCTGCAACGTCTGGTGTGGTATGGGGATGGGTAAAACAATAGCGACGCTTACCGCGCTGGAAGACCTCTTCATGGCGGGAGCGGAAACACAGCCCGCGCTGGTGCTCGCACCGCTGCGCGTGGCCGCCAGCACCTGGCCGGATGAAGCGGTGAAATGGGGGCATCTGCGCAATATCGGGGTGCAGCCAATTGTTGGTACCGCCAAAGCGCGCGCTGCGGCGCTGGCGAACAGCAACGCCAGCGTGTTCACCATCAACTACGACAATCTGGTCTGGCTGGTTGAAACGCTGGGCGACGGCTGGCCGTTCGGTACCGTGATTGCAGATGAAAGCACCAGGCTGAAATCCTTCCGGCTGCGCGGAGGTGGTAAGCGCGCGGCGGCGCTGGGCAAAGTGGCACATAAACACGTCCGGCGCTGGATGAACCTCACGGGTACGCCAGCGCCAAACGGCCTTATAGATTTATGGGGGCAGGCGTGGTTTGTTGACCAGGGGCAGCGGCTGGGGCGCACCTACGGCGCGTTTACCTCCCGCTGGTTCAACTCTATACAGTTTCCGGGGCAAAGCTGGACAAAGCTGGAGCCGTTCGCGCACTCGCAGGACGAAATACAGCGCGCGCTGGCAGACGTAACCGTTTCGCTGGACGCCGCCGACTGGTTTGATATCCAGGAGCCCATCCATAACGTGATCCGCGTGGATATGCCGCCGAAGGCCCGCCAGCAGTATCGCGAAATGGAAAAGGAAATGTTTCTTGAGCTGAACGGCGAGGGTATCGAAGCCCCGAACGCGGCGGCAAAGACGGTGAAATGCCTGCAAATTTCCAGCGGCGCAATATACACCGACGACGCCGGAAGCTGGTCAGAACTGCACGATGCCAAGCTACAGGCGCTTGACAGCATACTGACCGAAGCAGCCGGCGCACCAGTGCTGGTTGCCTATCACTGGAAACACGACCTTGAACGGCTGCTAAAGGCATTCCCGAAAGGTCGCCATCTCGACCAGGACCCACAGACGCTGCGCGACTGGAACGCCGGAAAAATCCCGGTCCTGTTCGCGCATCCGGCCAGCGCGGGCCACGGCCTGAACATGCAGGACGGCGGTAACATACTGGTGTTTTTCTCGCACTGGTGGGACCTGGAGCAGTACCAGCAAATTATCGAACGCATCGGGCCAACCCGGCAGATACAGGCCGGACACAACCGCCCTGTGTTCATTCACCACATCATCGTCGCCGGTACTATGGACGAAATGGTAATGGAGCGGCGCAACTCAAAACGAACAGTGCAGGACATCCTGCTCGATGCCATGAAGAAGAGGGGCCTGAAATGA